TCAATTACTTTTAATGCGAGATATGCACATGCTTGTTTTATCTTTTCGGGAATTGTTTCATGATCCACGTAGTTATCATCTTCGTCATAACACTCAATTCTTGGCCACTGAAGAGCCTGATCAGAATAAGTCTTATATCCCTTCCAGGGATAAGCAGTATTCATATATCTCGTGGCTTCGCGTATCGCATTCTTCTTTTCACCTTCCGAAGCTGCCGACCAATCGGCACTGTTTCCATAGTTCTCCACTATCTGATCGGCTTCTGCGACAGTCAAAAGAGCATTGGAATTAGTGTATCCTTTTCCTGTTTCTACAGTAAAAGTTGCTGCCATCTTATATCTCTTCTACTAATTTATTGATATAAAATTTCAATCTTCCAATTTGTTGTTTCAATATTGTTCTTTTAGAACGTTTACATCCCAAAGAGTTTTTGTTTCCTATTTGAGCTTCAGACATTTTCTTTCTTGCTTCTTTGGAATGCTTATGCCCTAAAGACTTTTTGTTTCCTATTTGAGCTTCAGACATTTTCTTTCTTGCTTCTTTAGAATGCTTTTTTCCTTTGAATGTTCCTCCCTTTCCATACACAGGATTATTCTTACCAAAATAAGAGCGTCTCTTTTTTATAGCTGCTCTGATATTATTTATATGATTTATAGAATGTGGATTCTTTTTTCCTACCCAATAATCGCCAATACCTTCTCCTCCTTTCGTTAAATTATATCCATTAGGAACTTTGCTATTATGATTTCTGATTTCTTCAATTTCTATTCTATTAGCTTCTTGTCTTGAATTACAAATATGTAAAATAGAAATTTCCCAATCATCGTATTTATTGAGAACAAATCCAATAAGAGACTTACAACTTATGTGCCCAATAAGTCTCCCTTCTAAATTATTGGTCTGACCAATATAGCATTTATTACTTATAGGAAAATAGATTTTATAAATATAAATCTTCATTTTATGATAGCTGATCGGCGGCAACGATTGTCGCCGCCGATTCAAGTTTAAGATGCTTCTTTCGCTGCATCCGTTTTATTTACTTCTTTGACTTTTTTGACTTTTTGTTTTTCTTGGTTTTCTTGGACATTTTTGATCTCTTCTTTCTTTGCTGGAGCATAGTTATAGCCAAGATTCAACCAGTATTGAGCATCTTCTTTGCGAATCTTTTCTACACTTCCAGCAGGATTGGTCATTTCAATCAAATCACACATTCTTCTTCAAACCTCTCAAAGTTGACATTTAGCAGGCGACGACAAAACACATCATCGCCTGCCACGGAGGCCTTGAATCAAGACCTACATTATCCAGCCAATCTGCAAGCGAGTTCAGGTCTTACGAGTTTTGCTCCCCACAGAATATCGTATTCCCAAACCGTTTGCTTGTGCTGACGAGAAACTTCCAGTCTGAGAACCAGACCAGTCTGCAGATCCTGCATACTTAGGATCTGACTTCCACCACCCACTACTCTGGCGATCGCGTTCGCATCATCAAGTGATCTCATCGCAAAGGCAATAGCGTCCCTATGGAACACTAAATTGACACGATGCGATGCTTTCTTCTCGACGGCAGCAGCACTATAAGTGGCTTTTAATGCCGGAGCAATAACAACAGCCGTCAAATCATAGTTGCTTGCGGAAGTAATCGTGTATCCGCCATTAGGTCCGGTAGAAGCACTATAACCGCTAACACCTTCAGTTCCAGGTTTTACGACATAGGTTTGTGCATCACTGCCAAACACAAGAATGTCACCAACCAACAATGTTTCGTTGTTGTTGGCTGATTCGCCGTTGATTTGAACAGTGCTGGCTCCGGAAGTTCCAGTCACGGTAACTTGTCCACCAGCCTCAAGAGTTCCAGCCACATGCAACGGTACATCATCATCGGCAACCCAGTCAATACCAAATTTCCGACCAATTTCACCTTCCATCTTCACGACATCAGACATGACTTTCTCTGCGTCGCTAAACGCAGAAAGATCCAAAGCAGCAGCTTCCGCATCGAAATCAAGAACACCACGTCTATCATTCGGAGGACACAACTGCTTATTAAGGATCTTACGACATCCAGTCGCCGAACTAACTCCAACTTGAGCACCAAACGGAGTTGTACCACCAGTGCCAACATATCCGTAGACACCGAGATATTCGGCAAGAATGTCTTGATTCACATCAGACGCCAAAGCCTTAATCGCCTCTTCCATCTGCATAGGAAGAAAATGCTCATTAGCGTCAATTTCTGCCATGTCTTTGTCAGTGAGATGAATTGGCGTATTTTGTTTCCAATTGTTGAGAGGCACCTGCACGATTCCAGGAGTCGTGTCACCAACTGCTATTCCAGTAACACCAGGAGCAACATTTTGTGTTGCAACAACCACTGGAATAGGTACATCTATTGTACTACCTTTTCTTGCAGCTTCGAGACTGTAATCGCTGTTCACAAGTCGCGGCATAATGCATCGCTTGCGAAGAACGATCAAACCTCTCGCCAGAAGTTTAGGCAGTATATTAGTCAATACATTAGCCATTTTTGCTTCTCACAAACAAACTTATTGATTATTTGTTATTTACGCAGAGCATCCCACCCTGACCGGCATCCCACCGGATTGCATCTACACAGATTATATAGACATATCGACCTGCGTTTTGCCAGAAGCAATATCTTCCATATTAGCAGACATTGCTTTCGCATCCGATGCTGCGATGACTTTAACTTTGCTGGTCTTCGTTTGCGTCCCGCCTTCCGAAGATCCACTACCTCCGCTTCCCGCGGAATTAGCACCGGGAAATCCAGCAGCAAAAGTTTTCTGGCCTTTCATCTCAAGAATAAGCTGATGTATGGTCATCGGGCTCCCATCACTATCACCCACTCTCGGATCACCATTTTCGTTTGTTACCTCAGGATAGAATCTTCCTTCGGCGTTCTTTACCATTCTGACATATTTCTTAACATGAGGAAGAAGAAGCTCAACGTTTCCTTGCTCTTTTTGGAGAGCTTCAACTATCTTTGTATTAACAAGAGCTTCAGTTAACTGTTCTTGAGCATCCGTGAGTTCTTCCTCGAGTTGTTCTTTTGTTTTTGTATGCTGTTTTATCAGCTCACGTTTCGCAGCTTCAACGGCTTCTTTGATTTTTTGGTCACCATCCCAGTTCTTTATTTCATCCATCTTGCCGAGAGCCATTCTTGCCTCTTCAGGATCAATGTCTTTATATCTCACTTGTAGATCGGCAAGATTTTTCGTTAATGTTCGCTCATTGGTGCGAAGTTTTTCGAGTGTCTTTTTTAATCCGGTGACATCTTCGAGCGATACTCCGTTGACCGGAGTCACGTCGAGACAGAATTTGCCGTCTTTCTCAACGTAGTGTTTTTTCTCATCATCACTGAGACCATCAAGATTTTCTCTTATAGCTTCTAATGCCATAATTCAAGACCTCCAAAATTATTTTCCTGTTGCTTTTTCAAATAATATGACGTGGTATTTGTGTTCTTTCAACCATTTCTTCGCTTCGGCAACAGTCCATCTCGATGCCTTAAAGCGAATGGCTTGCATAACTACTCCACCTCGCGGATCACTTTTCAACGGACCACCATAGGCCATGATTCCTTGTTTAGCCCAAATAACTCGTATCCTAAGAAACAAATCCGGCTCTTTTAGCCTCGCAGCATGAAAATTCGGATAGGGAATTTTATCAGCTCCTTTCGACAGAATCAATATTCTGTTCTAACTGTTCAAGTTTATTATTCAAATATCGCCTTAATTCTATTTTACTAAAATTCATTCTTGAAAAATACCATTTTAATTGTGATTCGATATTATGACATATTTCTATATTTTTATTGCGTTTAATAATGTCGGGTCGTTTACATCCTTTCTTAGCAGCACTGATCTTAGCTCCTGCACCTGGAAATCGAGAAGGATTTTTATCTCCTTTATGTGCTTCACTTATTATTTTTCGTGTCTCTTCTGTATGATGATAACCAAAAATCCCATCCCCACCTCTTGTCAAATTATATCCGTTAGGTCTAATAGAATTATGATTACGAATCTCTTCTATTTCAAGAAGATTGGCTTGATCTCTATCTCTTGTCGTATGAAGAACTGAGATCTGCCAATCATCGTACTTGTATAAAGCTCTATGCACAAGACTATCATGACTAAGATGATATTCTACACGTCGTTTAAGATTATAAGTTCTACCAATATAATACTTTCCATTCGTAGGAAAATAGATCGCATATATGTGAATTTTTCTTTTCATTCTACATCAAACACAATAGATGCCTTG